CGTATTGCGTCATAGTACTTGGTCTGCTGCGGTGTCAGCGGCACCTCGCGGGTCGAGTACAGCATGTCGGGCAGGTCGAGACACTCTGCTTTGGTGAACCGTATGGCGGGCTGCAGGACTTGGTGCACGATGGGCTGGGCGTCTTGGCGCGGCACCCACCGATACTGCGACATCTTAATCATCACGCGGTCACGGAACGCGCCGAAGAAGCGCGGCACTGCGTCGGGGTTCACCAGCTTGGCCAACCCATAGGCGTCGAGTGGGGACTGCGATGCCGGGGTGCCCGTCATCATCCACAGGCGTGTGCTTGGAGTGATCAGCGAGGCGAGGCACTTCCACCGGTCAGTCTGCACGTTCTTGATGGCGTTGGCCTCGTCCACAATGACCAGATCGAACCCGCCCTTGGCCAGCTCGTCGGCAACGACCTTCACGCCGTCGAAGTTGATGATCACGAACTCGTAGTCACCCGCGATGATGCTTTGGCGTTGCGTGCGAGTGCCCTGCGCAATGGCAGCAGTGCGGTGCATCAACGTCTTGAACAGGTCCGAGCGCCACGCAGTCTCCATGATGGACACGGGGCACACGATCAGCACGCGCTTGACCTTGCCTTGCGTCATGAGGTAGTCGGCAGCCCACGCAGCGGCGCTTGTCTTGCCGGTCCCGGCCTCGTTGAACACGAAGCATCGGGTGTGCAGGGTGAGGAACTCCGCAGTGTTGCGCTGGTGGTCGAACGGGGTGTACATGCCGGGCCACGCGTACCGCCCGAGGATGGGGCTGGGGACATCTTTGATGCCCATGTTGCGCAGCAGTTGCACCTCGTCAAAGCCCCAATTGACCAGCAGCTGATCGACGTCGCCGTTGGTGGCCACGACTTTGCTCTTGGGGATGATGGCAGTGATCTGCCCTGCTTTGCGCGTGTTGAACAGCAGCGCTTTGTCTTGAATGATCTGCATGATTTGTGTGAATGAAAAGTGAATAGACGGCAAAAGAAGCCGGGTAGTTGCCTACCCGGCTAATCCTCAACTGGAGAAACCCATGAACGTCGATTGCTCGACGCCTAAATCCTACATTACTTTTTGCGCTCGCGCTTGGAAATTTCGGACTTCATGGAGCCGTCCTTCTTGCGCGCGAAGCTGGTGTTCTTTGTCTCGTGCATGGCTGCCAGATTGGAGGCATGGTTTGTGCCGCCCTTGGACATGGCCTTCTTGTGGTGCACATCCACGGTGTCCGGCAGGGTGCCGTTGGCCTTCTCATAAGCCCTGCGGGCCTTGTGGCGCTCAGACTGTGCCTTGAGCTGCTTGGGTGTGCCCTGATAGTTTTTGTACTCAGCGGCGTAGTCGCGTTTTTTCTCAGCCATGATGGTGCTCGCATGAAGAGACGGGGCAGAATTTGCAAAGGGCCGAACTGCGGGGATTCCACACCCCCACCTCAACAGCCCTCTCGATGGCCCCGGCTCTGCCTGCCCACTTTGACAGAATCTCGGGGAGTTGCGCACGAGTGTACTCAGCTTTGATGATGTCGCCAACCACTACGAACAGCAACGCGCCTTTGACCGTCATCACCGTGGGGTGGTGCAGCATGACCATAGCGGCCATGAGTTCGAGCTGTGCGGTGTCTGCGTAGCGGCTGGACTTGCCGGTCTTGTAGTCGGCTACTCGTGCGGTCTTGCCGGATGTGCTGATGGCGAGATAGTCCGGTATGCCCCGGAACCATACGTCTTTGTCAAAAAAGCCACACGGGCTAAAGTCAACTCGGATCGCCATACGGTCCTCGCAGCGGATTTCTCCGTCAACGGCGGCAAGAGGCTCGACAAATGGGTGGAACTGTGCGAACTGTTCGGGTAGTGGGGTGCCGTCTTTGATGTAGTCTTCAAAGGCTTTGTGTACTGCGGTGCCATAAAGGGTTGCTTGCGTGTCTTGCGACTTGAATTTTTTAAGGATACGGACTTCGTGATAACGACGGGCGCAGCCCTCGTAGTCTTTGACGGACGAATAGGAATGTGCAAGTGCCATAGAAGTGAACCGGAGGTTTGTTTGAACCCCCAGTTTACCAGTCCTTGGCCAACACTGTAAGCCAATCTTGGACGGGTTCCAGCTCCATGTACTCGTGCGGTTTTAAGCCGCCGTATCGGGCGGTCCATTGGCAGTTCCGGTCAAATTTCTGCGCAAGTTCCCGCGCACGGGCCGCGCTTACGCCCATTTGCAGACCGATAGCGGCGTATGTCATTCCTTGCAATCGCAAGAACCCGGCTTGCATGAACCGCACATGGGCACGATCTTTTATTTCCTTAGCAGTCGCCATAACTCGCTCCCACACCAGATTCACACGACAGGGGCAAGCCCACCGCCCACTTGGGATTCCAGCTCATGCACTCCTCCAGATAGGCTTGGGCCTCGTCGGCTTCTTCCTTCTTGGCAACGATGGCCACAGCGTCATGCACCGTCAGCACGACCTTGTACCGCTTGGACACCCGCAGCATCTGCTCGGCCACGATCTGGCGGGCCGCAGCCTGACAGATGTTCTCCACGACCTTCCCGCCGTAGATGCGTACCGGCAGCCCCTTGGAGGTGTAGACCATCTCAAACTTGCCGGTGTCGGGGTTGGGCACCTCGCGCAAGCCGGGGTACTGGATGTGCAGCCCGTTGGGCAATGTCAAACCCTTGCCGGGCACTGCGCGGATCAACCCCACAGCGTCAAGCTGCATGGTCTGACCAGTCAGCAGCGCCTTGAGCGCGTCACCAGCGGAGCGCCAGAACTGAGCAATGCAGAACGCGCTGCTGCGGTAGGTATCGATGATGCGCTTGGCCTCCTCCAGCGGGACCTCGACCCCAGCTTGGGTCTTGAGGAACATCTGCAGCTTGACGTGGCCGACGCCATAGCCTGCACCCAATACCACGGTCTTGCCAACTTGGCGCTGGGTCTTGGTCACGTCCTCCATGCGGATGCCGTAAATCTGTGTGGCCATGAGCTTGTACACATCGTGCTTGTCGCGGAACGCCTGCACCAGATTTTCCTGCCCGGCCAGCCACGCCAGCACTCGCGCTTCGATCTGCGCAGAGTCGCAATCGATCACCACGTAGCCCTTGGGGGCCCTGATGGCTTTCTTGATCTTGCCAGCGTTCGCGCCGCGCGACGGCAGGTTCTGCAGGTTTACAGAATCTTGGCCAGACCAACGACCAGAATGAGCACCGTAGTAACGCAGAGGAACCGGAAACTTGCCGCGACGAGCCATCCCAATAAAACGCTCCGTACGAGTTTCCTCCAGTGTGGTTTTATTCCCGAGTCGGGCAGCCACCAACGCTTGTACTCGCTCATCTTCATGCTCCTGCAGCGCCTTGAACGCTTCGTCTGTTTTGGCAAATGCCCATGCCGTCTTTTTGGTGGCGGGGCTGATCTTGGTGGGGGGCTCGATGCCCAGTGACCGCAGGGCCAGCGCGAACTTGTCGTTGGACATGAGCAGCGTTTTGAGGCCTGCGGTGCCCTCGGTGTAGATGGCGTGCACATACTCGGGGTCTGCGTCCTTGAGCATGTAGTCCCGCACGGATTCGAGGAGTGTTACCTTGCTCTCCTTGACCGACTCCAGATGCTCCGCCAGTTGCACTGCGTCCAGCTCCAGCACGGGGTCGATGAACATGCGCAGCGTCAGGTCAATCAGCTTGAGCTCCTGCTTGGGGAAGCCCATGCCCATGTACCGCATGAACAGGTCGTAGGTCAGCGCCACGTCGTTGCTGCAGTACGCGCCATACCGGGCCAGCTCAGTGCTGGTGAAGTCGGCGTAGCGTTTGCCCTTGGCGGCGTCCACCTCGTCGCCCTTGACCCCCACACCGGCGCGCTCGGCCTGCGCCTTGAGGCTGTGCGACTTCTCATGAGGGTACAGCGCACGGGACATGCCCATGATGTCCACCCACGCCATCGGGTTGACGCCGTAGTGCCACGCCAAGACCGCACCGTCAAACGCGGTGTTCTGCGCCACGACCATGGCATCGGACCAGTCGATGCTGGCCAGTACCGATGTCACGTAGGGCCGGGGCACCCACTGCGTTGGGCCGTCGTTGACTTTGTAGGAGAACCCGATGGTCTCCCAGCGCGGGTCCCGCACGTACTCTTCCGTCGTGAGTTTGGAGAACCCGAAGTCCGCGCTGTAGTACGTCTCCAGATCGATCGTAATGAGCTTCATACAAAGTCCCCAAAGGGTTTTTTATTCATCGCGTACTCGTACTCGCGCCGCTTGAAATCTTCCTGCTTGTACCTCTCCATCTCGCGTTGGAACGACTCTTCAAAGGTTGGAGCCCACGCGGTGGCGGTGGCGGTGGCGGTGGTGGCGGTGTTGGCGTACTCGCGCCGCTTGGCCTCTTCCTGCTTGTACCTCGCAGTGGTAAGGCCCACTTCCTTGCGGGGCTGCGCTGGAGCGATTGCGCGCAGCACGGACTCCATAAGCCACGGTTCAAACAAATACGTCTCTGCTGCAGTCATGATGGCCTGTGCGTCCCGGCGGGACATCTGGTATGCGGCTGATGCCGTGCTGGGCTGGGTCAAAGTGCGCTGCGCAGCCTCCAGCACATCCCGCAAGCGGGCGTCGTACCCACGGAAGTCTTCAGGGTTGCTCTGCATCCGTGTGATCACCAGCAGGGCTCCGTCCGAGCAGCCCGGGTTGGTCTGGGGTCCAGTTGAGGTTTTTCTTTTTGGCATATCGTTCACGCCTCTTTAGGTTTGCGTTTAGTTGGCGCTCTTGCTCCGGCGTCAGCTTCGGTGAGTGGCTTTGCAAAAAGCTTGTAATTGGATCGGGCGTGGGTCGGGTCATCGAGCATCACCTCCAGCACACTCAGGTTGGTTTCGTTGATGACGAACGCAAGGCCCCCCGCATCGTCAATTCTTTTAAGGTTAAGAGTTTGCAGGTCGGTTGGCTTGTTCTTGCCAGCCTTGGCCTCGATCGCAACGAACCGCCCGTGGAGGCACGCAAGGATGTCCGGCGTGCCGTTGTTGGCGGAGATGCCGCCGATGTAGTTGACGGCGTACGCCCCGCGCTCCTTAAGGATCGCATGGATTTTGGTTTTGACTTTGGACTCAGGCGTTGCCATGGCGGGTCTCCAATTCGATCAGCAGCTCAATGTAGTGCTTGGCTTTTTCCAAGTCTTTGATGCCGTTCTTGCTGCGCCAGCGGGACACGTATTTGATCACGTTGCCCTCGAAGTAGCCAATCTTGTTGGCATGGATGTACTCAACAGGCTGGATAGCCAGCGTTTTGTAGTGGTCGCCAGCAACTTGCACGTCAAGCGCACTAGCCTGCAGGTCGGGGAACATTTCAATTTGGCTCATGGTTTTCTTTCAGGGTGGGGATGGTGCCATAGACGACGCGGAAGGGCCACGTCGAATCATATTTTGGCAGTGAGGTCTTTGAACTTTCCTGAGCGGCCGTAGGGGATGCGCGCAGCGTTGAGTTTGGTGGTGGTGTGGAAGTCGCCATGGGAGTTCAAGTCTTTCGCTCGTGCGTTGAGGGGTGGCTTTTTGGGCGCGGTGGACGGCGCGTCTGTGCGCCAGTTAAACACATTGGTGGTGGACTTCGGAGTGCCGTCGGGCCACTTGGGTGGGTAGTTTTGCATATCACCTTTCAGAACAAAACAGTTGCGGGTAGGATCGAATTGAACGAGGTCAAGAACCTGCATGGGGGCGCTCCACTATGGGCCGCATCTTCTTCAAGCGCAAGCTCTCCATGACATCGGCCATGGCGGTCTCAAGCTGCTTGACGGTCACGGTCTCAAGCTGCGCATCATGAACCTCAATGAGCAGGTTCAAAGCCACAAGCTCAGGGCCTTTGGCGACAAACCGGAAGCTGTTGGCCACACCCCGGCGGGCCAGTGCAAGGATGGCATCTTGCCCAGCGCGTATCTCCGGCTTCCAGTCCTCACCTATGCCTCGATTGGCCAGCGCTTCGGTGATGTTCGCAGCGTCAATGAGCGCGTCAATGTCAAATCGCGCGGCCACGCCAAGGCGCAGGTTGTTCATGGCATCGTGGTTGCGGATTTTGAGCGTGGTGCCTGCGCTGATCTCGTCAACTTTTTTCAGGCCCGCACGCACCCACGTCATGGTGTCCGGGATGATCTGCCGGGGTTTGTACTTGCTACGCTTTCTCACGGCTTCTCCTTCA